ATGCACGGCGAAGCATTGCGGGCATTGGCGGTGCGGGGTGACGTTGTCCGAGGCGTCCTTCTTCTTCCGCTTCTTGGCTCCGTCCAGCGACCACTCGCGGACCTCCTCGGCGAGGCCGTGGCGGAGGCAGTTGCCGACGTGGTCCAGGATGAACGCCTTCTCCTTGCCGGGGGCCGGGCGGAGGACGCGACCAATCTGCTGAAGGTGCAGGGAGAGGGACTGCGTAGGCCGAAGCAGGATGGCGGTCGTGACGAGGGGAAGGTCGAAGCCCTCGGAGATGATGTCGCAGCTCGTCAGGATGTGCAGCCGACCGTTGGCGAGCGCATGGACACGCGAGGCCCGCTCCACGGGGTCGAGGTTGCCGTCGAGCACTGCGGCCTTGTAGCCAGCGGCGTTGAACGCTTGGGCCACGTGCTCGGCGTGCTTGATGGAGGTGCAGAAGGCCACCGCCGGAGATCCAGGACAGAGGCGTTGGTAGTGGGTGACGGCGTCCCCGGTGATGGTGGGCTTGTCCGTGCGGGCCTCGGCCTCGGCCTTGTTGAAATCGCCCCCGGTCATCTTGGCCCCGCTCATGTCCACCGTGGACGGAGCATAATAGACGGGCCGACAGAGGAAGCCCTGCGAGATCAGGTCATGCACCTCCGGGCCACGGATGAGCTCGTCGAAGGCGGACGATAGCCCCTTGCCGTCGAGCCGTTGGGGCGTGGCGGTCGCCGAGTATCTTTGCGTCAGGGTAAGCATCCATCACCTTCTGCCACGACCCTGCGCACGCATGGTGGGCCTCGTCGACGATGATGAGGTCGGGGGTGGTGAACTGCTCCAATCTTCTAACGAGGGTTTGAACGCTCGCCACTTGGACTAGCTGCAAGGGGTTGGGCGTCTTTCCGGCTGCAACGAGCCCGTGGGGCACACCCATTTTAGTTAGTGCCTTATGCGTCTGAGTTAGCAGCTCAGCCCGGTGCACCAGGATGGTCGTCCTGTGGCCCTTCACGAAAGCGTGATGGGTGATGTAAGAAAAAATTACTGTCTTCCCTGCACCTGTGGGGGCGACGAGGAGGGGCCGTTTCTTGCCGGTGCGGAAGGCATTGCGCACCGCTTCAACAGCGAGGGACTGGTAGGGACGGAGATCGAGCATGGCGGCGACTCAAAAGGGCGACGGGCCATCCTCACACCGTTGTAAGTAGCGGCAAGGTTAGAACTAACAAGAACTAGCAAGAACTAGCATAGAGGTGCTTGCCGAACGAGGCTCCACTGGTAAACCTCCAACCGTCGCCAACGTTCCGCAAAGGAATTAACCATGAATTATTCTGCCCTAATCCGTGCACTGATCTCCGTCGAAAGCGGAGGCCGTGCCGATGCCGTGGGCGATAACGGCAAGGCGTTCGGCGTCCTGCAAATCTGGGACGTCGTGGTCAAGGACGTGAATAAGGCCAACGGAACGACCTACACCCACAAGGACGCTTTCAACCCGACCAAGGCCCAGCAGATTTGCCGATACTACCTCCGGCTCTACGCCACGAAGGCCCGCATCGGAGACATGGACCCCTACGAGGCCGCCGCCCGCATTTGGAACGGTGGACCTAACGGTCACCGCAAAGTGGCGACCCTCGCCTACTGGGCTCGCGTCAAGAAGGCCCTCAAACTTTCCCCCACCGCATGAAACCCACCAAGCACACAGCGTCCCTCGACTACCGGGGGACCAACCCGCTCTATGTTCGTGATCTCCCGATTGAGGAGTATCACGGCATGAAGGACATCCTGAGCAAGTCCTCGCTGGACCTGTTCGCCAAGATGCCCGGCACCTACAAGGCCAACCTGGACGGACGACACCAGTTCGAGGAGTCCGACAGCATGAGCCTCGGAAGCGTGACGCACACCCGCCTCCTGGAGCCCGACACCTACGAGGGCCGATACCTCATCAACGTCGACGGGCTGCGCTCCAACTCCAAGGCCTACGAGGCCCTTGAAGCCGCCAACCCGGGCAAGGAGATCATCTCGGTCAAGGAGCATGAGGCCTCCAAGCTGATGGCTGACTCGGTCATGGAGAAGATGGACCGCATCGCCAAGGCCCACGGCGGCGTCAACCCGTTCCGCATGAAGGGCGGCGTCACCGAGCACTCCCTGTTCTGGACGTGCAAATACACCGGGCGTCGTATGCGCACCCGCCCGGACTGGATGATTTACCAGAAGGACGGCCCCTGCTTCATCATCGACGTCAAGAGCACCCGTGACGCCAGCCCGTGGGGTTTCGACAAGAGCACGGAGACCTTTAGATACGACGTGAGTTCAGCGGTGTATTCCGATGGCTACGATGCCGTGTTCGGTCGTGCCCCCGACGCCTATCTCCTGGTCTGCGTCGACAACAAGAGCCCGCACTTCACGTGCGTCCGCTTCGCCACCCCGGAGATCATCACCCGAGGACGCGAGGCCTACATCGCCGACGTCAACGGCATCGGCAACTGCGAGCGCACGAAAGTCTGGCCCGACTACCCGGACGACTTCATCCCGATGGGCCTCCCCAAGTATGCCAAGGAGAGCCGCCTTGCCTAATTTCCCCGCCATGAGCGAAACCCAACCCACCCAGAGCGAGGCCACGACGGCCCAGCTCGCCATCACCGAGAACCTTGAGGCCATGAGCCCCAAGGCCTTCATCCAGAGCCGATACATGCTCGACCAGGTCGCCAAGACCTTGCCGGGCATCTTCACGCCCGAACGCTTCATGCGTGTCACCCTGACGGCGTTCAACAAGAACCCCAAGCTGCTGGAATGCACCAAGGCCTCCATCGCCTCGGTCATCTTCCAGTCGGCCCAGTGGGGCTTGGAGCCGGACGGACGCCACGCGCACATCGTCTCCTATCGTAGCAAGACGGGCGAGCAGGAGGCCCAGCTCCAACTCGACTACAAGGGACTCATCGCCCTCGTGCGTCGCTCCGGGGAGGTTTCCAGCCTCCACGCCGACGTGGTCTGCGAGGCCGACGACTTCGTCTATGACCTCGGCGAGATCCAGACGCACCGCATCGACTTCAAGAAGCCTCGCGGCTCGGTCTATGCGGTCTACGCCACCGCCACCCTCAAGGATGGCTCTAAGCAGACTGCCGTGATGACGCTGGAGGAAGTCCAGGGCATCGCGGCCCGTTCCAAGTCCGTGGTCGCCGCCAAGAAGTTCGGCGGCACGACCCCTTGGGACACCGATTGGAACGAGATGGCGAAGAAGACAGCCTTCCGTCGTCTCTCCAAGTGGCTCCCGTTGTCGTTCGAAGCCGCCGATGCGGTCGAGCACGACATCCGTCGGGAGTTCGGCAGCGGACCGTCCGTGGAGATCCATGCGGCCCCCGTTGCTCCCGCCCCGGCCCAGCCGACGGCCCTTGCGGCCCGATTGCTTGCCGCACCCGCAAAGAAGCCGAAGGCCCAGCCGAAGAAGCAGGAGCCCGAACCCGTGCAGGAGGAAGCACACGATGATTACGACGGCGTCTGAGATGCTCAGCGTGGACGACCTGATCTCCCGATGGAGGGGACAGGTCAAGGCCACGACCCTTGCCACGTGGCGAAGCCGTAAACTCGGCCCGCCCTACGTGAAGGTCGGGGGCCGGGTCCTCTACCCCGCCAAGGACGTGGAGGAATACGAGCGAAGGAACACACGCAAGTGACGCCCAGAGGGCCGGGGTTGACCCGGCCCTTTTTGTTGATTGGCTTCCCGGCATGGCGAAGCCCAAGCCCAAGAAGGTCATCGTGCTCCAGGAGCGCAAGCTGGGGCGGGAGCAAGCCCACGGACAGGTGCATGAGCCCGCCAGCGACAACCCCTTGATAGAGATCGACGAGAGGCTTCGTGGTCTGGACCGCCTGACCATCGTCACCCATGAGGCCATCCACGTGGCGATGCCTACCCTCAGCGAGCGAGGGGTCATCCGGGTGTCCAAGCTGGTGGCCTCAGTCCTCTGGGCCGACAACTACCGCCGGGTTGACCAGTAAATTGAATTGGGCGTCAGGGTTCGAACCTGAAAGCCTCCGCCACCGATGGGATCTCCCCTCGTGCGACTTTAAGCCGTCGCAGGTCCTGGATGAGAGGTTCCTGCTGACTATGTTTGCCGTGGGGCCTTTTCATTTATGCCCCTTCCATCACATCCCAAAGTGGCGAATGCGGGTGGTATCTACTCCACCGACCTCCTCGTTCCCGAGGTGCTCTGCACTCTGAGCTACGCAATCGTAAGACTGTCAAATGGCGGCCCACGGCGCACCGTGGGCTCTACTCCTCCAACACGTGGTTGGTGAGCTGGATCTCATCGTGCTCACGGCTGGGCCGTTGTCAATGAAAGCGAACGGCCCTTCGCGTTAATAGCGGGGGGCGTTATTAATGCGGCAGGGCGTCGCACCCGGCCTTCCAACGGTTGCGGACTTATTGCGGACTTGGACTGCTTAGGTTGGTTTTTAGTCCGTGCGCTGACGGTTGTAAGCGGTTGATTTGCTTGGGATTTGTTGGTGAGCCCGTCGGGGTTCGAACCCGAGACCCTCTGATTAAAAGTCTTATTCTGGGGGTTTGCTGATGTTTGCGGGTTCTCGATTTCGTTTGCCGTTTCAAGGTCTTAGGGGGTTGTGGTGTTTGCCTGACGTTGCGATAGTTTGCGGACTTTCCACCCCTCCTGCGGACTTATTGCGGACTCAGAACATGGCACACCTTACCAAGAAACTAGCCTCCACGACACCCGTCACAATCTGGTGCGACAAGCTCCCCGGCTTCGGCGTGCGCGTGACCAGCGGAGGCCATCGCTCCTACGTGATGCGGTATCGCACCGAGGCCAGGACGGAGCGACTGATGACCCTCGGGCGGGTGGAGGACATGCACCCGGACGTCGCCCGTGAGCTCGCTCGCGAGCGGTTCAAGGAGATCAGGCACGGGGCCGACCCGAAGGCCGAGCGGGACAAGCGGAGGGACGCCCCCACCGTCGAGGATCTCGCCAAGCGGTTCCTCGCCGAGCACGCCGTCAAGAAGCGGGCCAGCACGGCGGTCAACTATGAGCTCGGGTTCCGGCTCCACGTCCTGCCCCGGATGGGTTCGATGAAGGTCGCCGACGTCACAGAGGAGGACGTCGAGAAGATGCACCGGGAAATGTCGGAGACGCCCATCGCCGCCAACCGGGTAGTCGCCGCCCTGACCAAGGCCTTCAACCTGGCTGAGCGTTGGAAGTGGCGGGCGAGGGGGACGAACCCCTGCGAGTTCGTCGAGGACTACCCCGAGGAGACTCGGCAGCGCATCCTGACCGAGGACGAGGTTGCCCGGCTCTGGGAGGCCATGCGGACGTCCAACAGCGTGGCGGCTCCCCTGTTCAAGTTGCTCCTGCTGACGGGTTGCCGGACGGGCGAGTGGCGGCTGGCCCTTTGGTCGTGGCTGGACCTTGAGCGGGGAACCCTCTCCCTGCCCGATAGAGCCTCGAAGACGGGTCAACGGGTAGTCAGCCTCGCCCCCGAGGTCGTAAGCCTCCTGCGTGGCCTTCCAGCCACCTCCGTCTACGTCCTGCCCGGAGAGACGGGCGGGCCGATGAAGGGGCACCAGAAGGCTTGGCGGGCCATCCGCAAGGCGGCGGGGCTGGACGACGTCCGCATCCACGACCTCCGGCACACCTTCGGCTCCTGGGCACATCGGAACGGGATGAGCCTCAAGGCCGTCGCCGATCTCCTCGGCCACAAGCAGCTCAGCACGTCCGAGCGATACATCAGCGGCATCGGCACCGAGGCGCACCGCAACGCGACCATCGTGGCCGGAGCCATCTTCGGGATGACGGGGAAAAGGAACGGCCCCAGTCCGAAGAAAGGGGCCGTTGCGAGCTAGTGCATGTCGCCTCGTGTGTTGTCCCACCCATGAGATTGACTAGCCCGCAGGGCCAGCCTCATCGGGCGGCGGCGATTGTCAACGCTGGAGGTTTAGCCAAGCGGCGTTGCGTCGTGTGCTAGCAGGGCAATCGCTGAGGCGGTATCCCCGGCGAGCGAAGCCAGCGATGCCGACGTTGTAGGCGGCATAGATCTCGCCGAGAGAGGGCTTGCGGCCCGTGGCCTTGGCGAGCCTCTCCTCGATGTAGTCCAACCAGGAGCGAGCGTAGAGCCGAGCCACGGCCCGGTCGTGCGCATAGGAGAAGCCCCACGTCGGGAGCCCCTTGGCTTTACGCTGGCGGGTGCAGTCGTCCCACGTGGCCTTCCAGAACTGCATCTCGCCTCGGGCTCGCGAGCCATCGCCCACGGCCTTGGGGTCGTTGCGGGACTCGACCCAGCCCACGAGGTCAATCCACTTCTCCGGCACGGCGGCGAGGGCCGACCCTGCGGAGATCAGGAGCGCGAGGAGGTGACGCATGGCTTCCACTTGTTGAGGAGGAGCAGTTCGGTCCACCGCTGGCGGTCGTAGGTGGACATCCGCTCGACGACCTTCTTCTCGTGGGGGGTGAGCATCTTGAGGCCTGGCTTCATTATCTCGGGGCGTCGTTTCTGGCTCATGGCTGCTTGCCCTCCTTGGCGGCGTTCCACTCAACAATGATGGGGTCTTCAATAAGTTTTCCATATTTTGTAAAAGTGTGAGTTCTACCGCCAGCGAGTTTATCCCCGGCCTTGCGGAGCCGCTCGACCTCGGCCCGCAGCTCTTGGATCTCCTTCTCGCAAGCGGCGACGGCGGCGTCGGCGATGTGCAGGGGGATGGTGCGCACGGTTGGCTTGGGCGGCGGGATGTAGGGCGGCACAATCTTGGACTGGCTCTGAGGGATGTTCGGGTTTGTCTTGCTCATGCGGATTTCCAGATGGCCTTGAACACCTTGATGCCGAGGTAGAGGGCGATGAACACCCCGAAGCACGGGAACACGATGCAGAGGATGAGGGCCGTGGGGATGCCCACGAACACTGCCAGCAGGACTTGCCAGAGGGGCGGGGTCTTCTTGGGCAGGGGCGGCGGTTCAGACGTTTGCATAGTTGAGGCGTTTGGAGGTGTAGCGGGAGGGGAGTTTGATGCCCATGCGGCGGGCGGCGTAGTAAACCGAGTAGCGGGACAGGCCCAACTCCCGGACGATCTCCGGGGCGGGCATGTGCGCACGCTGGGCGACGGCCTCCTTGACCGAGCCCCATTTGCGGCGGGGCTTCATCGGCGGTCCTCCGCTGCTTTGTCCCATTCCTCCAGGGCGAAGTCGACGTGCTTGTTCCGGCGGACGGCGTCGGCGAGGTCGGCCCCGCATTCCAGAAGGTTGTCCCGGTCTTCGCTGATGCCAGCGATGGTGGCGTTCTTGGCCTCGTGAATGCGGCGGGAGCTGTCGAGCTGCGCACGGAGCGTCCTGATCTCGGCGGACTGGTCTTCGATGACCTTGGTCTGGAGGTCGAGCGCACGGTCGGTGCGGTCGGCGTAGGCCTTCAAGGCCCAGAGGGCCTTGTGCCAAGCCCGGGCATGGCTCCAGGGCATGAGCCACCAGAGGAAGGGGCGGTCAGGCTTTAGGACTGCGAGACGCGAGCATGGCGTCGGCGTAGGCCCAAGCGGCTTCGGCGATGCCTTCGGTGTTGGGGTGGAGCTCCTTGTGCCATCCTGCCAGGATGCCTTGAAGAGCATGTGCGGCGAGGAGGTCGCGGAGGGTGGGTTGTTCGTGTTCATGGGTGGGAGAGGGTGCGGGTTGCTTGGGGGCCATAGGTCAAGACTCTTGACGGAAACCCCTCATGGGCAACCCTAAGAGTTAGGAGGGGAGTTTGAGTTTGTTGCGCACGCAGAAGCGGATGAGGGACTGGAACGTCAGCCCGAACTTGTGGGAGGCCTCGCGAGGATGCGTCCCGGCCTTGGCGAGATCGTAGGCTTGCTTGCAAGCGGCCTTGACCTCGGCGTTGCGGCGGCGGACCCGCTTGCACTTGCCTGTGGTCACCCGGGCGTCGACCAGAGGGGCGAGCCCATAGTGACGCTTGTGGGTGTGGATGAGCAGCGGGTTGATGCTGAAGTGGCGAGCGGCTTCCGTGGCGGACTTGCCGTTGGCGACGGCCCACTCGTAAGCGGCCCGGCCCTTGCCCTGGTGCTTGGGCTTGCGGTGTATCTTGGGCAAGCGTTCCTGCGGGAGCCGCTTCGGGTAGGCGGGCTCGGGCGGGTGCTGGGCTTGCATCGCCGCCATGAGGCGTCGCGTCTCTGCGGCGTGCCGGATGTGGACGTCGAGGGCGGTGGGGGGCTTGCCCTTGCCGACGTGCTTGGAGATCAGGTCTTCCAGGACACGGCCAAGGCCGGGGGGGACGTAGTCGCTCATAGTTGGAAGTGGAATGCGTAGGCCACCTTGGGGGTCTTGAAGTTGCCCTTGTCGCGACGCTCGACGACGTAGGCCGGAGCGCAAGGCTGGGCGTCGAGCCGAGCCTTGATGTCCTTCTTCTTGATGTGGCCGGAGAAGTCAGCCGTGGTCGGAGCTGAGGCCACGCACTTGAGCATCAGGCCGTCGGAGCCGAGGCGGGCTTCCCACAGGGTGTAGGAGGCCAGCACCTCATCGGCCTTGGTCCAGCCGGTGGAGCGGGACTTGGCCTTCTGGGCGGCGACGATGTTCTCGATGGTGGTCTTGATCTCCGTCTGGAGCCAAGCGGGGTCGGTGGGATTACTCATTGGTGTGGGGATTGGTGACGATGAAGGAGGCCTTGCCCTTGCGGACGAACACTTCGATGCAGGAGTCCGGCTCGGTGTTGACGTCGAAGAAGCTGAGGGCGTTCCAGCGGGACTTGACCATGTGCTTCAGCGCACGGGCGTCGTCGTAGTCGTGAGCCGCGAGGCGGCGGTTCACCTCTTCGGCAGCCATCGCCATGTAGCGGGTGGCCTTCTGTGCGTTGGTCAGTTGCATCGGGCTCGGGCGGTGTAGGTGATACGGATCTCGCCGAGGGTGTCGGCGTAGTCCAGGAACAGTTCGAAGCGTCCGAGGTCGTTGACGGACATGGTGAGGTCACGGACGTTGCCGAGGTTGACGGCCTTCAAGGAGGCGAAAGACCGGACGGCGTCGCGAGCGTAAGGCATGGCGGTGTCTCGCTGGCCTTGGACCAGCATAGTCTGTGCGCAGTCGAGGTCCTCCAAAAGGTTGACCAGGGCGTTGCGGAGCGGGTCGTCCCGGTGTGCCTTGCGGGCGTTGATGTAGGAGCTCATCGGCGGGAGGGCTTGGTGGTCTTGGCCTTTACGTCCGGGCCGTGGATGGCCTTGCGGATGTCGGAGCCGTGGGCGACCAGGGCGTAGTTGTAGCCGACCGCGAGGCCGACCATCAGGAGGAGGGGGAGGACGAGTTTCATCGTGCGCAGGATTAGCGGTTGCCGAGCGTGTGTCCGGCGACGGAGGCGTCGACCGTGACCTTCCCGCCGTTGTGCTCGGCGGCGGCTCGCTGGATGGCTCGCTCGACGTAGCGGTCGAGGGCGTCCAGGTATTCCTTGGAGGTGCGCTTGCCGTGGCTCTTGATGAGGGCCTTGACGGCGGCGGGCTTGATGAACTGGAGTTTCATGGGTGGGTGCTGGGTGTGGGTGGGAAGGTGGAGATCAGAGGCAGCGGAACTCGATGAGGTCGGCGAGGAGGCGGAGGCGGTCCGGGCCGTCGATGCCGGGGCGTCCAAGCATCTTGTGGTAGGCGTTGGCTTCGTGCTTGTTGGCCTCGGCGAGGATGCGGGTGCCAGCGTTGATAAGGGCGATGGTGTAGTCCACGCACTCGTCCAGGTCTTCGCCGATCTTCTCGTGGCGGGCGGTGGCTTCGCCGAGGGTCATCTTCGTGCCGGGGACGGTGCCGTGGTGGCCGATGCGGTTCTGCTCGGCACGGAAGATGGTGAGGGCGAGGACGCTCTGTTCCTTCTCCAGACGTTCGACGTGGTCGGCGTGCGCACGGGAGAGGGAGACGGAGGCGGAGGCGGTGTCAGGGATGTTGCTCATGTGTGGGAGTGATTACGTTTCTTACTTTGTAAGTAAGCCGACCCGTGGCGAGAACTATTTTGCAAAAAATGAAAGGGGGGCCGAAGCCCCCCGAAACCCCTTATATTAGGCCCGCTTCCCCGAAACTGAACCAGCCCTTGCCCGTGGGGTCGGCCTCCTTCCTGCCGATGATGACGTGGTCCAGCAGCTCGATGCCTACCATCCGCCCGGCGTCTGCGAGCTGGCGGGTGACCGCTCGGTCGGCGGGGCTGGGCGATGGATCTCCGCTCGGGTGGTTGTGGCAGATGATGACGGCGGTCGCTCCGTTGCGGAGGGCCGTGCGGAACGCCTCGCGAGGGTGCAGGAGCGCAGAGGTGGCGGTGCCGGAACTGATCTCCGTGAGGGCCAGCAGTTTGTTGCGGCGGTTGAGCGAGAGCACCCAGCACTTCTCGACGTCCAGCCCGGAGGCTAGCGGCTCCATGCGGGCGAAGACCTTATGCGGTTGGTCCATGTGCGCAGCCTGACTCGGGCAACGCTCACGGAGGCGGCGGCTCAGCTCGTAAGCCGCGACGATGACGGCGGGCTGGTTGCCTACGAGCGTCTCGTTGTCTTGGAGGTCGGTGTAGTCCAAGCCCCCGAGGGCGTGGAGCGTGCCGGACGAGTCCAGGAGCGAGGTGGCCTCTGCGGTGCAGGGTCGGCCTCGGCCTCCTAGGACGATGCTGAGGATCTCCACGTCGCTGAGGGCACGGGGGCCGACGGCGGCGAGGCGGTTGATGGGATGGTCTTCGATGGTCATGGTGTGGTGGGAACGAGCCCAGCCAGACCAAGACCCCGCACGGTTCAAGGACCGTCTCAGCCTTTCTTCAACTGCTTGAAATGGGCCACCGTGCACCGCTTCTTCCCGCACATGATGCGGAAGGTCTGCCTCTCGGCGAGGCCCTGCTTCACGGCGTAGGCGAGGAGATCAGCGGAGCGGGTGCGCTCGATGCCCCACACGTCTGACCACTGGTCCGTGGTGAGGAAGCCGGGCGGGACGGCGTCCGCCTCCTTCGAACGCTCCCTGACCATGAGCGCAAGAAGGTCGGCGGGGTTCAGACCGGGAGACGCCATTCGGTCGAGGTGCTTGGTTGTTCGTGTAGCCATAGGACGCAAAGGTCGTCGCAGTATTCGCCCCACACGAAGCCCTGCGACCAGGACAGCGTGGCTCGTCGGGTGTTGGCGTATTCCATCGCCCCCTGCTTGGTGAGCGTGCCGACCGAGAAGCCTGTCGGGTTGTCGGAGCGTCGGCCCTTGGCGACACCCGCCCGGTGCGTGTGCGCATGAACCACGTTGCCGAAGGCCTCGGCGTGGTCCCGGGTCGCGTTCTCCCCATACATGGTCCCGTGCATCCAGTCATAGTTGCCGATGCGGAGGGCTTGGAAGACGCCGTTGTAAGGCGAGAAGGTGGCGTGCAGTCGCTTGACGCGAGTGAGGATGGTTTCGACCAGGTGCGTGGCGGCGTAGGACACGATCTCGTTCTTGCTGCTCATCTCCCGCCAGAGACGGGCCTCGTGGTTGCCACCGAGGGCGTCGGTAATCTTCAGCTCGTCGAGGAAGGCCAGCCCCGCCGTGATGTCGGGCTTGATGGGGTCGCCGCCGCCGTCGGCCTTGGCCGAGGACATGAAGGCGGACATGTCCGTGAAGTCGCCTAGGTGCACGACCCGGTCGCCCTTGCCCGACCTAATCCACTTCTTGCGGAACTTCACCACGGCCTCCTTGGCGAGCGGGTCAATGAAGGGGCCGTGAGAACAGCCGACCGCCATGATGCGCTTCCAAGGGCGTGTGATGTTCATGTTAGGTCTGGATGAAAGGCTCCCCGGAGATCGAGGTGGTGAACCCTGAGCGACTCAGGACGTGCTCCACGCTCTTGAGTATCCACTGCTTGGCAATGGCGGCTTGCGTGGGGCTGGCACTAAGTGGGTAAGGGAAAGCCTCCAACGTGACGAGCTGCTCGCTCTGGAGGTCAGCACGGCCCGGCATGGTGAGGGTCATCTTGCCGCCCTGCCTCTGATACTTGGCGAGCGAGCCCTTGGCCCAGTCCCGTGCGGTGGCTTGGTCGGGGGCAGGGTTCACGAAGCGGAACGTGCGCGAGCCTTCCCCGGCGGTCTCGTAGTTGGTCACGCCCGTGGCGGGGTCGTGCCAATGGGAGATGACCTTGTCATAGACCTGACGCTCCCCCCACTCGCCCACGTAGGTGGACACCTGACCCTTGCGGATGGTGACGGCTGGGACGGTGGCTCCCGTGCGGGCGTTGGTGCTATTGCCGGCGGATTGACGGGCAAGGATTAGTTTCCCCTCGGCCACCTTCACGAGGTAGCCACGGGGCTCGATGAGCGCATAGAGCAGGGCGGTGTCCTCCTGCTCTGTCTGGTCGAGGTGCGGGGTCGCCATCGCGAGGAGATCAGCGGGGGCCACGAGCTCGACGCCGTGCTCTCCGGCGATGGTCTTGGCGATGGTGTCCAGCGTGCCCGCTTCCCAGGAGCGAGTCTTGCGGACGAGCCACGGCTCCATGCTGACCCCGCCGTTGGGCTTGGCGAAGGCGGCGGACTTACAGGCGATGACCAATTGGTCGGGCGGGCCTTGCGTGGTGACCTTGTCCACGACGAACTTGCCCACCGCGAGGAGGGCGTTCTGGTAGCCCATCAGGACCTCCAGCTCGTCGCCCTGCGTAGGCGGGGCTAGGTCGAGGTTGGCGTTGGCGAGCGTGAGCGTGAGGGTGTCGGCCTCGTCCTTCGACTCGTCCCGCACTCGGATGGAGATCAGGTGGGGCCAGAACGCTTGCGTGACGTCCTTGCCGTTCGCCCGGATGGCCCAGTCCGGCTTCACCAGAGGCGGACCTTGGCCTCGCTCTGGGCTTCCAGAGTGGGCAGGATGATGAGGACGCCCGAGGGCAGGGTGAAGCCCCTGTCCGCAAGGCCGGGGTTGGCGGCGAGGACGGCCTCGACCTGTCCGGGCTTCTGCTCGCCGTAGACCCGGCGGCAGATGTCATCCAGGACGTCGCCATCGGTCGTGACGTAGGGGGTGCTCATTCGGCGTAACGCTTGAGGTTGATGGAGAACTCGATTGCCCGGGGTGCGCCGTTCGCACGGAACGCCCTCTGGCTGTCCACCACGGACGTGATGACCCACTGACCTAGGCTTACCCCTGCCTCGTCGTTGGTGAAGGCCAGAAGGTCAAGCGGGGTGCCTCGGTCGGCCTCCGTGGTCATAAGCCCGACCTGTTCATAGCCACCCTTGTGCTCCGGGTAGATGATGCCGTTGAGGCTGATGGCCGGGGTGGACTTGCCCGTGAGCTGCATGGCGGAGAAGCCGCCGACGAGGGGCTGCTCCGTCCACTCCCACGCACGCGAGCGCACGAGCGTCTCGTAGGCGGCGGAGTCGATGGAGAAGCGGAAGGCCCCGAGGGCGAGCATGGTTTCGTTCATGGCTTAGTAGGCTCCCACGTGGTGGGGCTGGGTGTCGCGGAGGTAGCGACGGATCTCCTCCATGAGGTCCTGCGTGTTCTGGCCCGTGGCTCCGTTGACGGTGAAGTTGTAGACGGGGCCAGCGGCGGCGGGGGCGGGTGCGCTCGACGAAGGGCCGAAGCCCTTGCCGTTGCCGTTGCCAGCGGGGGCGGACTTGCGGAGCACCTCGGGCGTGGCCGGGGTGCTCTGGCGGGTCATGCTCTTGACCGTGCCAGGAGCGACGGGCTGGAAGTTGGACGAGCGGTAGGCGTTGCCCGGTGCCGTGTTGGAGCCCCCGGTCTGGTCGAAGAAGAAGCCGCCGATGCCCTCGCCGACGGTGCGCGAGAGGCGGGCGATGGCTTCGAAGCCCTCCAGCAGTTTGGTCACGACCCAGAGCCACTTGTCCATCACGCCGAGGATGATGGGAAGGTTGTCCCCCAGCGTCTTGAAGACGGGGAGCAGGGCGTCGCCGAAGGCCTTGAAGCGTTCCTTGGTTTCGGGGTCGCGGAACCACTTGCCAATCTTCTCCAGCCAGCCCGTGACGAGGGGCAGGACGGTGGTCCCGAGTTCCAGCCAGACGGACTTGAAGGCAACCCCGGCCTTGGACATGGCGGCGTCATAACGCTGGGCCATGTCCTCCTGGCTCTTGGAGATCGCATAGCCCGAGTCCCGGGCGTCCTTCATCATGCCCTTGATGCCGTCGCGACCTTGGTTGAGGAGGTTGACGAAGCGGGCGGAGTTCTTGCCGAAGAAGGCGTTGGCAAGCGACACCTTGGGCACGTCGCCCTTGTAGGACTTGAACGCCTGGGCGAGCGAGAGGACCTGCTGCTCGGGGTTCATCACCGACAGTTCTTCCCACGTCAGGCCGAGTTCCTTCAGCGCATCAGCGGTGGGGCCGGTGCCGTCCTTGGCCGACTCCAGGGCAAGGGTCATCTTGCCGAGTTTCTCGTTCAGCTTCTCGGCCTCGATGCCGGACTGGCTCGCGGCATACTGCATCCCGAGGAGGTTGCTTGCCGTCACGCCAAGGCCGTCTGCGATGTCGACCGTGTCGTCGATGAAGTTGCCCGTGGCGGATGCGAGTTTGACCACGGCGGCGGTGGCGGCGACACCAGCAACGGCGACGGCGGCGACGGCGGCGGCGGTGGCGGCGACGAAGGGAGCAGCGGCACCGACCGCCGAGAGGGCCGAGACGGTGGCAGGGCCGAAGGTCTGGGAGGACGCAAGGCCTCGGGCGATTAGAGATCCAGTCGGTCCGAGCTGGAAGCCGGAGCCGCCCTCGGGAGAGAGCATCCCGCCGATGGCACGAAGCCGACCCTGTCGCGCACGGCCCAACGCCTGGGCACGATAGAGCCCGGCGAGTTTCTTCTCCAGATCACCCGTCGCCTTGCCAGCGGCCTTGAGCTCCTTGACCATCTTCTCAAGGTCTTTGGTCTGCTGGCTGATGGCCTTCAGTTCAGCACCGACGCCCTTGGCTCCCTTGGTCACGGCCCCGAAGGCACTGCCAAGCGAGGAGGCGATGCGGCCTCCGATGGTGATGGTTGCTGCTAGGTTGCGGTCTGCCATTTAGGTGGTTGGGTTCTTGGGTATGGCGTTTAACCAGTCGATGAACTCGCCGACCTCCAAGCCGCCAATCTCAGCGAGCGACCAGCCCGAGTAGTGGGCCAGCATCAGAACGCCCGTGCGGGCGTCCTCGACTGTCAGGAAGTAAAACCCCGGAACACCTCTTGGAGCTTGGAGTAGTCCTTGAGGTCGAGGGCCTTGATGTCCTCGGGGGACACCTGGCAGAGGTTGGCGAAGAGCACGATCTCGCGCTCGATGTCGTCCTTGATGCGGTTCGCCGCGAGGACGTCGCCGACCGTGGAGCGTCGCATGGAGAGGACGCCGACCTTCGCACCGGCGATGGTCAGCGGGAACTCCAGCTCGATGGTGTGAGCCGACATGGCTTACAGACCGCCGAGGGCGTTGCGGACACGGTTCACCGAGCGGATGGCATCGGCAGCACGGTCGAGGACGCCGAGGGCGGAACCACCGAGGCCGAGGGCCGCACGCTGTTCGGCGAGACGGTCGATGGAGCCGATGACGCGCTTCATGTTCGGGATGTCGATGTCGTGGATGATGGCACCACCCTGCTCGTAGCGGTAGGTCGTGAGGTTGAGATCGAGCTTGATGGTGGCCTCGGCACCCGGGGTCCAAGCGGACGGGGTCATGCTGACGACCTTGCCACGCATGGAGACGTGGACGGACTCGACGGAGCCGTCGAGGCTTTCGAGCGCACCCTTGAACACCAGGGGAACGGAGTAGCCTTCACCGACGCCCCACTGGGCGAGGGCGAGCTGGTCGAACTCGGTCAGGGTGACGGAGCAGTCGAGGGCCTCCTGACCCATCTCGACCTTGACCGGGGCGTCCATGCCACCAGCACGGAAGTCCTCGGTGATGAGCGTGAGGGCAGGGAGCTGGGCTTCCTTGATGTTGCCCGCATAGCCCTTGCCGTCGATGAAGACGGCGAAGTTCTTGAGGAGTTTGTTTGCGACAGCCATGTGTGTGGGTGCTTAGGGGTTAGACGATTTCGGAGAGGTAGTCGTTCACGAGGGCCGAGCGGAACGTGATGTGCTCCGCCGGGTAGGGGGTCGTGAACTTGACGTCGAAGTAGACCTTGCCCGCCGAGATGTTGGCGGAGGTGTTGAGATCAGCGGACGGGACGCACTCGCCACCGATGATGGCACCCTGAGCCTGGAGGCTCTTGAGGTAGGCGTTGACCGAGTCAGCCACGTCCGAGAGGTAGGTGCGGGTGATGTTGCGGTCGACGGCCCAGAGGTGCGCACGGAGGATGCTGTCGTTGATGAGGTCGGCGGTGCGGCGGACCGAGAGGAACGCCCACTTCGGGTCGCTCGACAGGGTGCGGTTGCCCCAGAGGCGGAAGCCGTTCTGGCGGATGATGGTCGCCACGTTACCGGCGTTGAGGAGGTTCGCACGGCTGGCGGTGTCGCCGAGGACGAAGTCGATAGGACGCTCGGTGCCGACGATGCCGAGGATCTCCTGGTTGGAGGGGCTCCACCAGAAGCCACGGTCGTTGTCGCTCTTGGCGATGAGGCCAGCGACGCGAGCCGAGGCGGGCTCAAGGGTTTCCACGCCGCTCGCGAGCACCTTCACGGAGGGGTCAACGAGATAGACACGGTCGGAACCGCTGGCGGTGGCGTAGGAAAGGGCGGCGGCATCAGAATTTTCGGTGACACCCGCCGCTTCACCCGTGCCGGTTTGCGCCAAAGTCTTGTCTTTAAGCAGGGAATCGCCCCCAAAAAGCCCATCCCCGCCCGAAGCGGTTCGGTTGGTTGCGATGGTCGGATTGAAATAATCCGCAATACCCACCCGTTGTTCTTTTGTCGTCGCGCTTAACAGCCACATCAACATGAAGAAGGCCATCATGGCCGTCACAAAGTCGGCATAGGCGATCTTCCACGCCCCACCGTGGTGACCGCCGTCGACGACGTTCTTCTTCCGCTTGATGATTGCTGGCGCGGCATTTGCGTGCCCAGCCATTCCCACACCCGTAATCTACCCAAGGATAACCTTAGGCGATCTTTATGAACCCGGGCTTAACCTGCGAAATTTTAATGACTTTCTCTTGCGCGCGCACAAAATCGGCCCGAACCTGCAAGCCAATCATTTCATAATCGGCCAAGAACTGTTCGGCAGCCTTACGGCTAAGCGCAAATTCAATCGTCAGGCCATGAT